CCCTTTTTACTTTTACTCTTCTTACTTTTTACTCTTCTAGTTCTTTTATTTCCTTTTCCTCCTATTCTTCTTATAAATTTTCCATATTTATCAAATTTAAGACCGTTTCTAGGACCACAATTTGTACTGTATTGATATGGTTGTTCTTTATTTCCAGGTAAATAATATACATCTAAGACAACACATTCTTCACCATTATATAGAACTAGATCATCTTCTTTAAATTTTGCTACTTCTGCTTTTTCATCAAAACCTGACATTATATATTAATGTAACAAAATATTATGATAATTTATTATGATAAATTGTTATAAGTATATATAAATTTTTACTAAATATAAATTTGGTTATTGTTAGATAAGAATAGATTCCAATATTTTAATGTATTCTGAGTAGTTAGGCTTTTCTTCAAACGCTAATAAACGCACCATCTTAATACATTTTATCAGTATTAACGGAATATTTTTACTAGGTTTTTCAATCATCTTTATTTTCATTTGTTTTATGAATTGATTTTTATCCGATGTATTATTTATCTCAGTAGTTGTATTTTGCCATTCTAAACTTCCACAACAAAAGTAAATAAGCATATAAAATAATGACTCCATATCATCTCTTCTAGAAAGTTCTATGTAGTCGTGTGCATTTATACTTGCGTACGTTTGGGTCCCTATTAAATTATTTGTTTTTTTCATAGAAATATGTTTATTGGTTTCATGATTAATAAAACTTTTACAAAAACCAAAATCAATAATAAAAATTCTGTTAAAATCATTTAATCCAAATAAAAAATTATCTGGTTTTACATCTCTATGTATTAATCCTTTTTCATGAATTGTTCTTAATAAAATTATTAGTTTAATTCCTATTTGTAATGTCGTTTTAAGAGAAAAAAGTTTATGTTTATTTTTTATTTCTTGAAGTGATTTTCCTAATAAATTAATTACCATATAATAATTTTCTTCATCTCTTCCATACCATTTAATAGAAGGAATTCCAGAAGTATTTAATAAATATTGATAAATAATAGATTCATTTTTTAAAAGTTTAATATCATTATCAATGGATTCTATTTTTATTGCTACTTCTTCATTTGTGCGAATATTTTTCCCTTTATAAATAGAACCAAAACAACCTTCACCAATTTTTTCTATTATTTTATATTTATGATTAATCAAATTCATTATTTAACCCAACTATAATATGTAAAGATACTATCTTTATTAATATTTACAGATAAATTAATTATATTTTATGATAAATTGTTTAAAAATAATCATTTAAAAACATTGTTACTTAATTACCTAAGATGTCTAGAGCAATTGGAATTGACTTAGGAACTACTTACTCATGTGTAGGTATTTGGCAAAATGATCACGTAGAAATTATAGCAAATGACCAAGGAAACAGAACGACTCCATCCTATGTTTCATTTACGAGTGAAGAAAGACTTATTGGAGATGCAGCAAAAAGTATGGTTTCATCCAATCCTACTAATACCGTTTTTGATGCAAAGCGCTTAATCGGGAAAAAGTTTTCAGACCCATCTGTTCAGTCTGATATGAAACATTTTTCTTACAATGTTATTAATAAAGATAGTAAACCATTTATTAGTGTTGACTTCATGGGAGAAAATAAAGTTTTTTCACCTGAAGAAATTAGTTCTATGGTTCTAATTAAAATGAAGGAAATCGCAGAAGCATTTTTAGGTACAACCGTTACAGACGCGGTCGTCACTGTTCCTGCTTATTTTAATGATTCACAAAGACAAGCTACCAAAGATGCTGGACTTATAGCTGGATTAAATATATTGAGAATTATCAATGAACCTACTGCCGCTGCGATTGCATACGGGTTAGATAAAAATGACAAAACCGAAAAAAATATTTTGATTTTTGATTGTGGTGGTGGAACTTTTGATGTTTCTATTTTAAACATTGATGATTCGGTGTTTGAAGTTCTAGCTACTGCAGGTGATACACATTTAGGAGGTGAAGATTTTGATACCATTTTAGTAGAACATTTTGTAGAAGAATTTAGAAAAAAAAATAAACACGATATTTCAGAAAATAAAAAAGCACTTAGAAGACTCAGAACTGCATGTGAACGTGCAAAACGAACATTATCTTCAGCTACTACTGCAAATATTGAGGTTGATAGTTTATATGATGGTATTGATTTTAATAGTACAATTACAAGAGCNAAATTTGAGAATTTATGTGATTCATTATTTAGNAAAACAATGACTCCTGTAGAACAAGTNTTGAAAGATTCTAAACTATCAAAAAGTCAAATTCACGAAGTTGTCTTGGTGGGTGGAAGTACAAGAATTCCAAAAATTCAACAACTACTCAGTGAATTTTTCAATGGAAAAGAATTGTGTAAGTCTATCAATCCTGATGAATGTGTTGCTTATGGTGCTGCCATTCAAGCTGCTATTCTTACCGGTTCTAAAGATGAAAAAATTACCGATATGCTTTTACTAGATGTTTGTCCATTAAGTCTTGGATTGGAGACCGCGGGTGGTATTATGACAAATATTATTAGTCGTAATACTACTATTCCTGCTAAAAAATCCCAGATATTTTCCACCTACGCAGATAATCAACCAGGTGTTCTTATCCAAGTTTTTGAAGGTGAAAGACAATTTACAAAGGATAACACACTACTTGGTAAATTTCAACTAGAAGGAATTCCACCCATGCCTAGAGGAATGCCACAAGTAGAAGTGACATTTGATATAGATGCGAACGGAATATTAAATGTACAAGCTGCTGAAAAATCAACTGGTAAATCAAATAAAATTACTATTACCAATGATAAAGGAAGGTTATCAAAAGAAGACATTGAGAGAATGGTTGAAGAGGCGGAAAAATTCAAAGAGATTGATCTCAAAAACAAAGAAAATGTGGAGGCAAAGCAAAAACTAGAATCACAATTATTTCAAATAAAGAATGAAATTACTAGTACTTATAAAGATAAATTATCGGAGGAACTCAAAAGTACTTTGGAGAAATACATTAAGGAAACAGAATCATGGTTAGACAATAATCCTACTTCTGAAAAAAGTGATTATGATAATAAGTTTACTGAGTTAGAGACAAAATTTAAAGAAATTATATCTGTTTATCAAACAACAGGAGATGGATCAAAAGAAAATGTTGACAAAAGCGGACATGATGAAGATGATGATGGTCCAGGTCCTCAAATAGAAGAAATTGATTAAATGTAGAAAATCCTTAAAGGTTGTTTATTTATTTTTGTTTTTTATTTTGTTTTTTATTTAGAAAATGGTTTAATAAAACTATCTATTAATTCATGTACAAATTTAAATGTAGAACATAAAAATCCTGGTTTTTTATTTGATTCATTTATTTCTTCCACATTTTTTTTCTCTTCTTTGTTAATTAATTCATCTATTTCTTCTTTTTTTTCTTCAATAGTTTCATTCAATCCATCTTTTGTCTCTTCTTCAATATTTTCATTTAATTCATCTTTTGTCTCTTCTTCAATAGTATCCATATTTATCGTTTTACTATAATATTTTTGTTCATCTTCACTATTCCATCCAACTTCTGGACTTTCATCATCTATACTTTCATCTTCATGAATAATTTTGTTTATTTCATCTTCAAAATAAGTATTTAAATCTGCTATTTTAGATTCACTTAAATCTTCTTTTTCATTTAATATTTCACTCATTATAATCTATAATAATATAAAAATTATATTATTATAACAAATTGTATTATTTTTAAAATTTGCTACACTAGAAGGGAATCGAACCCTTAGCCTGACCTTGGAAGGGTCGTATGTTACCACTACACCACTAGTGTATAATTTCCGGAATGCTAGAATCGAACCAGCGACAATTCGTTAACATATATAAACTACTACAGTCGAATGCTCTACCAACTGAGCTAATTCTAGATTAAACATCTGGGGTAAAAAAAATGAAATACTTATTCTTATATTTTACCCCAAGTATACTAAATATTTATTCTTTAAGTATTTTTAATAATAAAATAATAAATAATACAATTTTTATTTTGAATAAATGATAGAAATATGACCTATGAAACATGTGAAACATTATACATAAAGTGACTGATTCGTTACTACATATTTTAAAGTCATATTTGGAATTTCTCTCAACTTATTCAAAAAAGATATATTTCCTGTCAACTCTGCTATTTTTTCCATTTCACAAGAAATATTATTTATTTTTAATAAAGCTTTTACAAATTCTCCTAGAAATATTTCTTTTTCGTTTGCTAGTTTTTGTAATATGAATTTACACTCTTCTATTTTTTCACAATCACACCATTGTATAACATAATCCATCAAATCAAAATGTAGATTATAATCTAAACCACTTTGAATATTATATTGTATCTCTTTTTGTTGATATTCTGCGTATAAATCATTTATTAATAAAATAGTATTTTTACATTGTATGTCATTACATTTTGGTAGGCTATCTTTTAAATCATCTGTAACTGATATATTTGTAAAACAACTGAATAATGAAACCATCTGTTTTGAAGATAATTCATTTAATTCATTTTCTTGAAATAATTTTGCAAATACCAAACAATGAATTTCTCTCAATTGGGAAGCTATGGATCCTTTTAACGTTAATTTAAATCCATTTTTAACATTATCTTCAGCTTCTTTTTCTTTTTCTTTGTTTTGTTCAAATGTATTTTCAATATACTTTTCACTTAAAAGAAATTCTAATACGGAATGAACACCACTATTTATATAATTACTCAGTGAATCATGATGTTTCCGTAAATTAGCAACATCTTCTTCTAAATCCTTCATTTTTTGTATGTATGTTTTATCTGATTCAATAAATTTATATTCATTCTTGATTTCATCTATTCTTCTCTCTACTTCTTTACGTTTTTTATTTACTACTATATTTCTAATATTTTGTAAATCAATATATTCTTCTATTAGCTTTGGTGGCGTTCTCAAATAAGATAAACAAGAATTCATATTTAACAACTCTACATTTATTACTTTTATGTTTGTATAGATTTCATTCATTTGTACATCTAAGTCTCCAGTAACCATGCTTTTTTTTGCAAAATTAATCAGATTTGAATCTCCGATATCAATTAAATTCAAAAGTAAATTATATGAAATTTTAAATTTAGATGTAAGTGTTTGAGGTCTCCCTGTCAACATTACTTTGTATTCTGTCATACTTACGTTTCTAAATAAATTATTCAAATGAATAACATTTCCAACGGCATCTAATCCTAATCTTCCAGCTCTCCCACTCGCTTGAACAAATTCATGACCTTCCAACATACGAAATGTTTTTCCATCATGTTTCTTTACATCTGTAAATATCGTTGTTTTCACTGGAAGATTTAATCCTATGGCAACTGATTCAGTACAAAAGAGTAATTTAATATAACCTTTTGCAAATAAAATCTCTACAATTTCTCTGAGAACTGGCATCATTCCTGAATGATGAGTAGATATTCCTTTTTCTAAGAGTGAAACTAAGGACAAATATTCAGGTAAATGTAAATATTCTTCATAATTCGGTAACTTTCGTATGATTTGTTCACATTCACGGCGTACAATATAAGGAATTTTTGAATCAAATTCAAGTAAATTTGTTGTTATTTCTTTTGCACATATTTCCAGTTGTTTTCGCGAAAAAACATAACATAAAGCAGGCAACATTTCATTTTCACAAAGATATTTACTTACTTGATTTAGTACATGTCCTCTTTTTATACGAATATCATTGTTTTCAAATAGTTTCAACATTTTAGTCATTTTATTGTAATGCATTTCATCAAATTGACCTTTTGCGTTTTGTATAACAAAAGGTTTATTAATAACTGAATTTATTTCAGCGTGAACTGCTTTATCTTTAATAGCTTTGAAAATTCCTTGATTCGTGGTAATAAATGAATAATGTGTTAAAGGAACTGCTCTAATCAGTTTCTTCGTTAAAAATACTTCTTTAAAATTAGAAGTACTATCCTTTTCTCCCTTATTTTCAAGCCAGTTTGCAAACTTTTCAGGATCATCCAAGGTAGCAGAAAGACCAATCATTTGAACATGTTTAGGTAAAAGCATGATACTATTTTCCCATACATGACCACGCGACTCATCATTAATCATATGGATCTCATCAAAAACTACACATGCTAACTCATTTTCAATATCCATGTCAAAACTCACCGAAGAAGTTACTTGCTTAGATGTACTTTTAATTTGGTACAATTTATTCAAGAGAATCTCTGTTGTCATAATCAACACATCTGCATCTGGATTCGTTTTAATATCACCCGTAATTAACCCTATGCTTATATGGGGGTATTTTTGAGAAAAATCATAAAATTTCTGGTTTGATAATGCTTTAATAGGAGAACAATAAATCGTTTTTTTCCCTTTAGAATGAAAAAAATCAATGGCAAATTCAGCAGGAAGCGATTTTCCAGACCCGGTCGGTGCAGTTACTAGTATATGTTTGCTTTTTACAATTCCTTCAATGGCCCATTTTTGAAACGTATGAAGAGGATAATTAAATCTTTCAAAATATTCTTTAAACTTTGAAAAATTTTCATCAGGATAATTGGTTAATGAACATACTTTTACCATTCTATTTTTTATTATATTAATATAGTGTATTATCTTTATATTATTTATATCATTTATCTACCTAAATATTTTGAAAAACTACTAGTTACTGCAGTAGAAACCGCATTTGTTGCTATGGTAGTTTTACAATTTCCAATTAAATCACTTCCACTTTTAACAACATTAATCCAACTAGAAATATTATTTTTAATAGTCATATCTTTAATAAGGTTTCCAATCAAAATACGAACATTATCTTTTTGCAATGCCTTTGACTCTATTAAATGTTTCAAAATACATAAAATACTAGGTTTATATGAAATAATATTTGCTTTTTGGGATGAAATTGCCTCCATAATTCCTTTTTTATTTTCAGGAATATTTAACATTCTTAAAAATATTCTTAGTAGTGAAATAATTCTGTCATTTTGAATATAAATTACATCTTGAGCGTCTAATTTTGTATTTTCTTCTTCTTTTTTAACAATCATTTGTTTCACATTTTTTAACAGAACGTTATATTGTGTATCTGTATCTACTTTATCATTCAAAAAATTGTTATCGTTCAGCGTATCATATAATATTTGAAACATACATGTTGAAAATTGTGGATTATAATCAAACAAAATCCATTGACCTAAATCATTGATAAATTTTCTGTATGGTTCATTGGTTGAAAAATTGAGTGTGTTATTCTTAATCTCTTCATGAATGTTATTTACAAAATCAAGATTGTTATCTATGATACTAATAAAACTTGCCTTACCTGTTTCAGGAATAAAACTAAATAAAGTAAACGCAATAATCTCACCATTGGTAATTTCACCTTCGTCTGTAATAGATGGGGATCGTGGTCTAGATGTAGTAGATGAAGTATTAGATTTTGTAGAAGATGAAAAAATACCTCCATATAATTTCTTATTTCGTTTTGTATTTTTTCTAGAAGATTTTTTAGTAACTCTTTTATTAGTTTGTTTTTTCATTTTGATATATATTATAAAAATAAAAAAATAAAATAATGTCTAGAGTTTAAATCTTTTATTTACAGGTAACGATATTATATAATTGTAAACGTTTATATCATTCAAAAAGTATTTTTCATATTCTTTTAAATAATTTAAATCTAAATCAATATTATTTTTATAATTTTGAAAATTACAATTTTCTTTTTCTAATTTGATTTCAACATTTATATTATATTTTTCATTTAAAATAGAATTTAAACATTTTATATCTTCATCTAAATTTTCCAAAATAATTACACAATTAAATTTATCAATTTTTTCTTTTATTAATTCTGTATCAATTAAATTATTATAGTCTTCAGAAATAATTCTAAATGTAATCATGTTACCACAATCTTTTAAAAAATTTATTATTTCTTTGTTATCTAATTCATGTATTCTTTTATTATTGTAATTATTTTTTTCAAAATAATAATAATGAGAGATAATTCTTTGATAAGGATTTTTAATACATGTTACTAAAAAAGGATTATTAAAGAGTTTTTTTATAATAACATTATTATATGAAATATGACATAATAAAACTTTAAAATCATTAGGTAATTTTTTCAAATAATCACAATTTTCTATTTTTGTTAAGTTAATATTTACGTCATATAATTCTGGAACATATATTTCATCACTCTTATAAATATTTTTTAAGTAATTATAAAACATTAACCTAAGTGATGTTCCCATACATTTTTCTATATGAACAAAAACAAATTCGATATTATTTAACATATGTTTACTATATATTTTAAATATGTTAAATAATACAAAAAATATTATTAAACTTATTACATTTTTTAATATAAAATAAAAAAATTGAAATACTTTTCCACAAATCATATGTTTCCATAATAAATTAATTAATATTTAAAAATATCTCCAACACCACTTCAAATAAATGTGTTATCTGTAAAGAAAAATATATTATAAATAAAATTAAATATTTTTTTAATTATTTTTTATAAAAAAAAACTAAAAATCTTACACTATACAAAAGAAAAAAAATTGAAATGTTTTT